TCCGTTCCTACTTGAGTTGGTGATGATAAGGAAGTGGTATTATTGACTCCAGTAGCTCCTTGATCACCAAGTCCCCATGTCCACATGGTTCCGTCTTGTTTAACTGCACCGCCAAGTCTCTCACCACCTGAACATGAGTGTGCTCCAAAAGCCCAGTTGGTGCCAGGAATTTGAACTGGTGAAGAGGTTGTAACATCAGGCCCTATATTACGTGCTAAAGAACCATATTGACTTTGACCCCAACACCATAAGGTTCCATCAGTTTTAGTCCCCAACGCACCAGTACCACCACTACCAAATGAAACATGCCCCCAATTAGATTCAGTTCCAATCTGATTAGGTGATGAAAATCTTTGATCATTAGGTGAATTTAATCCTAAACGTCCATTTTTTCCTGTTCCCCATGCCCATGCTGTACCATCAGTTTTAATTGCCATTACACCACCACCTTCATCATCAGGGCCACCAATGGAAGTGAAGTATTTCCAACTACCAGGTAATTGGACTGGTGATGATCTATCAGAGTTATTAGGCTGATGTATTCCTAAATTTCCATACTTATTACTTCCCCAACACCATCCACTATTATCAGTTTTTATACCAAATACAGCATTAGAAGTTGATCCCCCAAATACTTCCTTCCACTCTGTAGGGCCTCCTAACGCTACAGGAGAAGATCTTTTATAGTTTACAGGTTGATTAGCACCCCACTGACCTTCCCAACTGTGACCACAGTACCAAAATTTTCCACTAAATTTATACTCAACGTTTCCAGCAACATGTTGATCATACCACTCATCTAATGACCATGTATTTTGTCTAAGTTCTGCCATTATACTCTAGAGGATCCTTTGAACCTATTTATCCCTAAAATCTCCTCACATTTATCATAGAAGTAAACATTATATATTTGTTCACGAGCAGAAAATAAATGATAGAACATCTCCACACCCAAATGATTTGAATATGTAGTGCCGATACCCCATTCCCCACGACCTTTCCCCAGATCCCATATATCATTCTTAGGTCTACGTTGAAAATGAGTTGGTTGATACATCTCCACATCTATTCCTCTTTTCTCTGCTTCGTAAGTATAATATCCACAACAATCAGCCTTGATATGATCTGGTTTCACTGTCATTCTTCCAAAGTCCTCATACATCTGACGAGTCAAACAAAATGCTGATGGTGCAACATAATTGTGCTCATCATTATCCAAATGCATTCCTCTCTGCACATTACCAATCAACTTACCTTTCTCTGCTTGCTCAAAGGTATATTCAAGTGCATATGAATTTAAAGGAATACAATCAACATCTAATAAAAGAACTGTATCATACTTTCGTTCTACAAATAACTGATTAAAACCATAGTCAACTGCATCAGGGTGAATCACTTCTTCTCCATGCGTTTTGGAAAGTAATGGAATAAATTCTGCTGTTGTATTGAACTTCTTAACAACCTCTGCCTGAAGTCTTACGATATCAGGATCCAAAGAGAGATTATAGAATGTAAATATTGCTCTCTTCATGCTATAACCCAAGCATTTGCAGCTACAGTATACCTTGGTTCTTCTAAAGGTAACTGTCTACTTCGATGAGATAACCAACCAGGAAATATGACCCATGTATTCTCAAGTGGTGCTATCTCTTGCATTCTTGTTGAAAATCCAGGTGGAATTCTAGGATCATGAAATTCTGTTCCTCCAGTCTCACCAGTCAACTTTTTTCCATTCTTAATAATTTCATAATTCCCCTCTTTACTAATAGTACGATCCTTCACTGCAGGATCGTGTAGATAATATACACCAGATAAAAAAGAAGGATTATGATTATGCCAAGGTTGAGTTGTCTCTGATTCCAGATCTGCAGAATGCCAGGATTTATATCCCCATGCAGTAAAACCAGTAAAATTTAATGTATCTTGACCCTGACAAAAATTATCTACTTTATTCAAATAGTTTTCACATGCTATATAAAAACTATCCCTTAACTTTTTCCAAATAGGTGGAGCCTTATCTTCAAATAAAATACTATGAGTTTGATATTTCGGAGTGCTATTATTATCTGTCCATACTCCATTTGATATTAACAAATCAATGCTCTCCATCATTTCTTTTTTATCCTCTAATGTAATCGAAGGACACCTAGATCTTATTAGGTAAGTAGGAAATAATTCATAACTTACGCACTCAGGAAAAAGTTTTTCATCAAAGTTTCTTTTCATGGTTTTTTCCAGTAGCCATCATTTACTTTTACATATAAATTACCTGAAATCACATATCTTGGTTCTTCTAAAGGTAATTGGCAGCTTCTATGAGCCAACCAACCAGGAAATATAATCCATGTATTCTCCATTGGCAACACCTCCTGCATTCGAGTTCCATGTGCTTCGGATTTTCTTGGATCATGAAACTCTGTTCCTCCAGTAGTTCCATCACCAGGATCATGGAGATAATATACACCAGATAGAAATGAAGGGTTATGATCGTGCCAAGGATTGGCCTCTCCTTTATTTAATGACTCCCATCCTTTATATACCCATGCTCCTGACCCCGTGAATTCAAGTGCATCCTGATTCTGAATAAAACTATCTACTGTATCAAGATAATTTTTACATGCCTGATAAAATTCCTTTCTTAACTTCAACCAAACAGGAGGTGCATCATCTCTGAATAACATCATATGAGTTTGATACTTAGGTGTCAATTCATTATCACTATACATCTTCTGCTCTATCATCCAGTCAGTGCAATCCATCATCTCTTGCTTGTCCTGTGGTGTAATGGAAGGACACTTACTCCTTACTATATGAGTAGGGAATAAGTCATATGTCATAGTTTCTACCATTCCCAGTTCTCCATAATTTCATATAGTTTATCTATGGTCTTATCCCAACTATTATACTCCATTTGCTTCAATACTACAACATTATCAGGATACCATGTGATATCTTTTGTTTCCCATGTTATGTAACAACACATAGGAGGAAGAACAATAACCTTTGCACCCATTGCACCAGCTAAATGAGCAACAGAGGTACATGAAGTTATAATTAAATCTGACTCTTCAAAGATATCATAGGTATCATTCCATGTTTTAATGCTCGGAGCAAGATCCCATACATTTGCATTCTTAGCTAAATCACTGTCTTCAAGTTGAATGGAAAATAACTGTCCGAACCTCTCAAGTCCTAATAACTTTTCTATGGGTATACTTCTGAATTGCTCATGTTCAAACTGAGCACTTCCTTTCCATCGAATACATATTTTTTTTCTCTTACCTGCTATTACATTCATTTCTGACACAGATCTACTCTCTCTTTTAAGATAAGGAAAAGTTACTCCCTCACAAGGATCTTTTAATCCTAAGAAATAAGGAGCTGACATCGCAGGAACATACTTATCCCATTTAGTCTTTACTATCTGTTCTGGTTCATACAAATTTTCATATCCACATTCATCTAACAAAGGTATTAAGTTCTTAGGAGAAAATATTTTTACTTTTTTGCAAAGTTTTTTAAAATGTTCTACATAACGAACAAATATCATTCCATCACCCAATCCTCCTTCAAGATAAAAAGCAATGGTATCTACTTCATCACCCAATTTCCAACGATATTCTTCACCTATATTATATTCCTTTCTCAATATCCACTCATGTCCCCATACTCTTAACTCATCTATAGCTCCTGTGCGAATATACTTATATCCCTGTTGAAACTTATCTTCTCCTAACAAATGCCACCCATAATTGAATGATGCTCTTACATTTGTATCTGCAATCGGTGCTAAAAGTTTTTTGGTTTCATTTAATTTACCCTGAGCTGTCATATACAAACCCAAGTCTACAATATAACCCTCATCATTCTTATATTTTTTAGGAAGAGATCGTAAGATTGCTTCTGCCTCTGGTGCTCTTTCTAAGTAATAAAGAATCTTAGCCTTATGAATAAGAACCTTCGGATTTGAAGTGACTTTTTCTATACAATCTAATGCTTTACTATAATTCTTTTCTTCATGATGAATTCCTGCCAACAGAAACATGATATTTTCATTTTTTTCATTTCTTAAATATGCAATAGCAAGTTCTCTGGCAGCAGGTAACTCGTTAGCCTCAAAAAGTTCATTAATAAGTTGAGGAATCATTATTTTTTCAGTCCAATATTAGGTCTACCATCCAACCCTCTATCCTTATACTTACCGTCTGCATCCACATAATGCATAAACACCTGATATTGTAAATTACCCTCAAATCTATCTCTCCAATGTTCTAGTTCCGTTCCATGATAGACCATCATATCTCCTTCTTTAAGATCTACAGAATTATTATTACCATTATAATCCTTTATGGATATCGGCCATATGGAATCTCCACCTAATGATAAAGTCACTGAATATTCACACTCTGGACGGTCACTATGAATCTTAAGATCAGAACCATTCTTGTATATTCTTGCATAAGTATATGTTGGAATTAATTTTTTTCCAACCACTTCTTCTATATCAGGTCGTGACATAAACATCAACATATCAAAAGCAGGATCTCCGTAAATACAATGAGAATTAGGAGCTTGGTCATCACCCACAAATTTTTCATTATCAACTCTTAGTGAAAAATAATTACGCAAATAATTAGAAAAAAAACTAGGAATATATTTTTCCCATTTTTCAAAACCCTGGTCTTGGAATTGTGTCATAAAGGTTTTTCTCCGTTTCTATCCAACTTACTAAACTATATCTATGTCCCCATGTAACTGGATGCACCTTATGTGCAAAATCTTTATATGATGGGAATGCTATCATCATACCTTTTTTTGGTTTAATAGTCAACCCAAGATCAGGAAATTCTAGTTCTCCTCCACCATATTCTTCATTTAAATAAAACAGAAAGGAAATGTCTCGTGGCATACATTTTTCCCATTGACGAGTTTCATAATTAAAATGCTCACCGTCATTATGTTTCTTGTAATGACCACCTGGATTATATCCAAGAAATTGGGCAGGTTCATACTTCTTGAAAGTGCATTGATATCGGGGTTGAACATATCTAAAATAACACCCAGATATGGCCTGTTCAAGATGAACTCGAAGTTCATCAGACTGAGGATACCAAAGTGTATCACGAACCTCTAAATCTTGTTTACCATCTGGATCATCATTAAGAATAGTAGCTTGTTGAGTATCTTGAGTATTAGTACATTCCATTAGAAGATTTATATCTTCTTGAGGAACAACATTATTTCTAATGATAATCAAATCATGTAAATTAAATAACGTTATTGCTATTTTTTCATCTCTAAATGCTGCCATAGTAAAAGTTGTTTAATAATTTATGTAGGTGCTTTTAAAGCCGCTTTGGTTTGTCTATCAAATGACTCACACCCTATCCATGAACCTGGAAGTTGAGTTGGTGATGACCGATACTGATTAGGCCCTCCTTCATTGTTTCCGAATTGACCCTTCTCATTCTTTCCCCATACCCACAAAGTATTATCAGTTTTGGTTGCTGCCGTACCATATAGACCACAACTGACCTGTTTCCAAGTGGTTCCTGGAATTTGAGTTGGAGATGATCTTCCCTCATTACTAGGATTACTATTTTCATTAAGACCTAATTGACCATAATAATTACTACCCCACATCCATAATGTTCCATCTTGTTTAATGCAAGCCATGTGTTGATATCCACCAACGGCTGCTGCACCAGCAAAGGTACCCCAATCAGTGTCAGTTCCTATTTGAGCAGGTGATGAACGTTTTGAAGGTGCAGCGTTGAAACCATTAGCTCTTCCCCACATCCACAATGTTCCATCAGTTTTAGTCATGAGAGTCTCGCCATTACCCCCCACTTCACCTGCATCACTCCAAGTAGATTCAGTTCCTATTTGGACTGGTGATGAACGTCTATTATTCTCTCCTCCTACATTCTGTCCTAAACATCCACTACCATTATTTCCCCATGCCCATAGTGTACCATCAGTTTTGGTTGCCATACCACCATAACTTCCAACCTTATAAGATCTATTCCAAGAACCAGGTATTTGAATTGGTGATGAATATCCGCTAGGATTATGTGGTTCTCCTTGTGTCTCATTGTTTCCTAATTGACCGTATTGAACAAGACCCCAACCCCACAGTGTATTATTTGTCTTAATCCCATGCACACATTGTTTAGTTCCCGATATCCGTGCCCAGCTACCAGGTAGTTGAACTGGTGATGAACGAGCACTATTTTGAGGGCCTCTCATCTGAGTTCCACCTTTATTTTCTCCAACTCCCCACATTGTACCATCTTGCTTCACCATTAACATAGCAGTCTGCTCACCAAAGTAAGCAAAACCTGGTTCTGTTGATCCTAATGGGCCAGTAGCATGAGTAGCTGGAACTCCCCAATCAGTGCTCGTTCCTATTCTAACTGGAGAAGAGTGATCTTGACTCTTGTTATTGGGTAATGCTGCTGGATAAGGAGTATTGGGAGAGAAGGTACCCTGTTCCTGAAATCCCCACATCCACAGTTGCTGTGGATCCGTGGCAGCATAAGACCAAATTCCACCTTGGTTTATTTTATTATAAACCTCATCGAGTTCCCAAACTCCTTCTTCTTTATCGGTTATAGCCATAATTTACAAATACTGATAACGAGTTCTGATTGAACCAGGTTTATAATATCCCACATTTATATCTGAATATTCTGTACTAATTCCTACAGTAGTAATTCCAATCTTTTCTTCACTGTGAATACCTACATACGATTCAAGTGCCTTTGTCACCGTAGAAGTATCAATACCTGCCATTATACCATTTATTCTATCAGTTATTAACCCACGAAGTCCAGCAATCTTTGCTTCTTTCTCAATATATGCCTCATGATTAGTCTTAATCTTAGCCGCAAGAGTGCCTACAGTGCAATCACGATAAAATGCTTCTGTGGTTAATCCCGCATTTGGTGTTGCACTACTTATAAATGCAACAGCCGCATCATACTTATATCCTGATGCTGATGCATAAACACTATCAGCATAGTTCCCTAATTCCGATTCTCTCAAATCTCTCTCCTCTTTATATGCCTCCCCATCCCAATCTCTTACAAACTCTTGAATTTTACCTGTAATATCACTTATCCACTCTGCATCACTAATTTCAAATATAAAATTACTAGCATCTACAGTAACACTATCATCTGCGGTTCCATAATAGAATTGTCCCCAATCAAAAGTTGACTCTAATCCACTAAGAGTAGGATGTATAGCACCATTAGTTGCTGTAGCAATTATTTCGGATATACCAGTCACGGAATCGACTTTTGCCCATTTAATATTTTTGGTCATAACCTCTAAAAGACCTCTCTTTTTATTTATTTATAAGGTAAATTGAAAATTGGAACTCCATCCACACATTTCTAATCCAGAGCTCTCTTATAAAGCTCTCTTATAAAGACTTGTATTACCTTGTTGAAAACCATCAATCCACGTACCAGGTATTTGAATTGGTGATGAACGATTTGTTGTACTATTTTGTCCTAAGTTTCCATTACCATTTTCTCCCCATGCCCATGCTGTTCCATCAGTTTTTGTAAAAGCCATGGCTCTGTCTGCACAATTTACAGCTCCTACATTCCATGTCGTACCAGGAAGTTGTCTTGGAGAAGACTCGTCACCGTATTGATAATTGTGTCCAGTACAACCCTGTTCACCTTTTCCCCATGTATATAATTCTCCAGCAGTGTTAGTTGCCCAGATAGCAGGATCCTGCCCTGCTCTTCCTATATATTTCCAATTGGTATTAGTTCCTACTTGTCGAGGTGATGAATAATGTGTTAGATTACTCTGTCCTAATTGTCCATTATCATTTTTACCCCATGACCATAATGTTCCATCAGTTTTGGTAGCGAGAATCTGATCTTTAGAACAACATACCTCACTCCATGTACCAGGAATTTGAAATGGTGATGAACGAGTATTTTTGTTTGGGCCATATCCACTCCATGCCCCAAATCCCCATAGATACAACTCACCATTATCCTTAATACCTGCACTGTTATTATTACCACCACTTATCCTACTCCACGTACCAGGAACTTGTGTTGGTGATGAACGGAAGGTTGTATCATTCAAACCTAACGTAGCATACTGATTAATACCCCACATCCACAATGTTCCATCAGTTTTAATTGCTCCACAAAACTGTCTGGAGCAAGTAATTTCCCCAAATCCCGATTTCCATGAACCTGGTATTTGAGTTGGTGAGGATCTATTATTATTACTAGGAAGATTAATTCCTAATTGACCATAAGAATTACTACCCCATGTCCATAATGTATTATCAGCTCTAACTCCCATTGAATGAAATCCATTCGATTCCTCAAAAAGAACCACATTCCATTGACCAGGTAATTGTATGGGTGATGAATGATCAGCGTTCTGATTTAAACCCGATGTTCCATTTGTCCCATTTCCAACTATGAATGCTTTATTATAATTGACCCATTCACTTTGCAGATACTTATCTCGTACCTGCTGCAAATCCCAAACTCCAGATCGTGCCATTAATTAATTCCTCCTTATGTAATTTGCTTACCAGATGCAGTGACCTCTAATCTATCTGCTTGGTTGGCATATGCTCGAAGTTTATATCCCGACGCTAGATATTTAGGTTTCTGACATAATTCTACAGTTGAATCAGCAGGAACCACCATATCATAACAGAGATATGATTGAACGTTGTTACTTCCATCTGTCCACACAACTCTTGCCTTCACATCATTGGTTCCATCATTGTTACAAAGAAGAATACTTTGAACCACAGATGGATTAGAAGTAGAAGTATATAAATCAGTCATCGTAGCAGCAGAAGAAAGTGCAACTTGAGCATCCCATAAATCCGTATCCTCTTTATATTCTATAATAATCGTTGCTTCTAATGCTGAAGATGCACTTGCTTGAAGTTCAATTGTTTCACTTGGGCCAAGAACTTTAGGTTGATGAAGTAATTCAACTGCTGAGTTTCCAGGAACTGGTATGGTATGGGCAAAGGAGAAACTAGATTGCATTTCTCCACTAATCGTAACCTCAGAACCAGTAATATTAGCAATGTGAACTGAATGAACAATTGTTCTGTGAGAAGTACTAGCGTTAGCAGTGAACGCAGTTGCCATTGAAGTAGTAACATCATATTGAGTGGCACCACTAATACTCGTATTAAACTCACCAGATCCACCAGCAGCAATACCAGTTAGAGCACTACCATCACCACTGAAGGCAGTGGCAGTCATCAGACCAGTAGATGGATTATATGTCAATCCACTATCGGTTTCAATTCCTTGAGAACCTGTAGTTCCATCTACAAATGTAGGATATACAGTTTCGTTAGTGGTGTTGTTTGCTGTAGCAGTTACATTAGTTGCGACGTTTGCTGTACCAGTACAAGATCCAGAAGAACCAGTACAGTTACCCGTTACGTTACCAGTGACATTACCTGTAAAGGATGTAGCCGATAGAACATTGGTTGAAGGATTATAAGTTATTCCTCCATCAACCCTCATGGTTTCACCAGCAGTGGTTGAGGAAGTATCCGCAAATACAAGATAATAAGTAGCATCAGTGCTGGTAGCAGTTATGTCCACAGTGTCTGCACTACCCGCATTACCAGTGGTGTTCTGGTTTAGAGTTGCAACTCTAGCTGCTGCAACAGTTCCCGAAGTTATATTTGAACCATTTATATCTGAAAGAGAAGAACCATCTCCACTAAAACCAGAAGCAACTAAAAGACCAGTACTAGAATTAAAGGTAAGATTGGATCCACTCTTAACTGATAAATTTCCTGTTGCAGTATCAGCAAACAATACATTACATGTTGTATCACTTGATTCATCAGCAACAGTAACAGTTGTTGCAACAGTTGCAGTATCGGCATTACCCGTAACATCACCAGTAACATCACCAGTAAAGGATGTAGCCGATAGGACGTTGGTTGAAGGATTATATGTTATTCCCCCATCAACCCTCATGGTCTCACCAGCAGTGGTTGAAGAAGTATCTGCAAATACAACATAGTAAGTAGCATCACTACTCGTAGCAGTAATATCAACTGTATCAGCACTTGCCGCATTACCAGTACAAGATCCAGAAGAACCCGTGCAGTTTCCAGTTACATTACCAGTGACATTACCAGTGAAAGATGTAGCCGATAGAACGTTGGTTGAAGGATTATATGTTATTCCTGCATCAACCCTCATGGTTTCACCAGCAGTCGTTGATGAGGTATCGGCGAAGACGACGTAATGAGTAGCATCGGTGCTGGTTGCGGTAATATCCACAGCGTCTGCTGTTGCAGCATTACCAGTACAAGATCCAGAGGAACCAGTACAGTTACCAGTGACATTACCTGTGAAACTTCCAGCTATACTTCCTGTTCCAGTGATGGTAGGAGATGTAAGAGTTTTATTAGTAAGAGTATCAGTTGTATCTCTACCGACCAGCGTGGTTGTAGATGCTGGTAGAGTTACTGTTGCGTTTCCTGAATAGGCAGAGTGTGCTGCTGCTTGTATTGCTGTGTAGTGAGCATTAGAAGATTCGCAATATAATCTAACTGCTGATTGAGATCCATCGTTCTTCAGATCAATCAAACCAGTTGAAAGAGTGATTCTATCATTACCAGCAAATGCAATATCTATTTGATCATCTGTATCGGCAGTAATTGTTGTATCTGCATCAGCATCTAAAGTTAGAACACCACCATTTAGATCAACTGCTCCTGTGAATGAAGTAGCAGATAAAGCATTGGTTGAAGGGTTGATTCTGAATCCAGTATTAACTCTAACTGGATTATTACCACTACCAGCACCAAGAAAAGCTACATATTGAGATGCATCCGTAGAATCAGCATTGGTTCCTACCTTACTTGCATTATCCACACTGGTGGTATTAGCGTTAATCCACGATAAAGTAGTACCAGTCGAAGATAAAATAGAAGCTGCTGTTCCCACTGATCCAGTTTGGTCAGCTATTGCAGTGATAGTCGCAATACCAGTAATATTAGCATTATTAGAAATCGTCGTAATACCAGTAATCTTAACATTATTAGTGATCGTAACTGCTGTTCCTGTAACAATATTATCTGTGGAAGCAACACCTGTTAAACCAGATCCATCACCAGTAAATTTACCTGCTGTAAGATTACCTGAATTAGGATTATATGTTAAACCTGTGTCAGACTCAGCACCTTGAGCTCCTGTTGCTCCGTCTACAAATATAGGATATACAGTTTCATCGGCACTATTATTTGCTGTAACCGTAAAAGTATCAGTGTTACCCGTGACATCACCCGTGAGATCTCCCTCAAAGGTAGTGGCTGTTACAGTTCCTCCACTAAATGTAAACGTGGAAGCATCTTGTAATTCTCCACCAGTACCAACAGTTACAACTCTACCAGAAGTTAAATCTGAAACCTTAGCAGAAGCAAGAGTGGCAATACCAGTAATATTAAGATTTCTACCTCCTATCTCATCATATGTAATATCTCCAACAACATTTAAATCTCCACCAACCGTCATTATACCAGCAATGGAAAGTCCACCGTGGGGTTGAATTGTTACACCAGATCCAACTGTTATCGTACCAGTGCAAGTAGAAGGCCCTGATACAACTAAATTACCAACAGTTGAAACACCACTCGCATTACTTAAGAAATGAACATATGCTTCTGTGAGGATACCCGTTCTAATGGTTCCTATACCAGTAACACTTAAATCTTCAAATGATAATGCACCAGCAAGAGTTGATATACCCGTTACATTCAAGAAGTCACAAACCGCACTCGTTATTATACCTGTCGCAATCGTTGCTACACCACTTACCTGAATATCCGTACAAGCAATACCACCCTGAACATCGAGCAGCATACTAGGAATGGTACTAGCAATACCAACTCGGTTACTCGAAGGATCAGCAAAAATAAGATCGGTATTAACCTCTAAACCGTTCTTTACAACGAAATTCTTATTTACAGCCATTTTGGGTTCACTCTCCCCCGATATTTTTTATTATTTATATAACTTTTACTCTATCCAACCCCCACCAGGTGCTTCAGCAACTATCTTTATATATCCCACTAATCTTGAGTTTCCTCCTTGTGTATTCGAGACAATAGAAGATCCAGTAAATTCTCCACTATTATATCCTCCACCACCACCTCCACCAATATTTCTCTCTAAACCACCGCCATTTCCACCTCTGGCTCCACCTCCGCCACCTACAGTGTATAAAGAACTGGTTCCTTGACCATATCCCCCATTCCACTGATAATTTAAACCTGCTTTATATCCTCTCTTCACAAGAACACCAAACGTAGAAGTTTCTGTTCCATCTGCACCTGTGAAAACTGTAGTCATGCCCCCTATATCAGCACAAGGTGCGATTCCTTGAGTCTGCCAATAATCACCTATGGTACATCCTCCCACATATCCACCCAGATTATATACATCACCAAAAGCTGCGTTTCCAGGTGGTAATGTTGAAGTTGCTACACCATCTATCTTACGAGCAAATGACCCAATCGATGGGTCGCCACCAAGCGGATTTAAATTCTCTGCTCCAGTGATTCCTTGTCCTCCTATACCAAATTGATTAAAGGCAAAAGGTGAACTAGTTCCATCCAAACCAGCACCACCACCCTTACCACTTGCAAATCCAGCTGCACCACCTCCACCACATGCCATCAATAACTCTGCTCCTCTGTAGAAGAATGATCCACCTCCACCAAACTTACCACGATTACCCCATCCACCTGAAGGCCAAATAGCAGCACCCAAATTAACAACATACTCTTGTTGTTGTACAATATCCATAATCCAAGTGGTTACTCCACCTTCACCACCTGCTGCTGTAATACCTGCTTCATCAACACCAGTACCAGCCGCACCTCCCATTGTGATCTTAACTTTAAAACTTCCTTCTGGTGCATAGAATGAATATATTCTATTCCAGTCAGAAGTAACACTAAGTCCGTCTGAAGGAATAATTTCTAAAGGTGTTGTGGTTAAATCAACCTGATCAGTATTATATAATTTAGCATTAACATCAAACTCCTCAAGATACAGTATTCTTCTCTCTCCACTATCAACAGAAGTATAGGTAACAACATTGGATAACAGAGGAGAATTATCTGCAGTTGGATGAGAAATAGAAGATCTTACTGTATTGATTCCTGCTACATTAGATTTAATTGTGAGTGTGGGAGTTGTAGCACCACTAACCGTAAATTTACCACCCTCATTTGCATTAGAAGGATAGAATCTAGTATTAGGCCAAATAATTCTTACTGCTCCAGTTCCTCCTGCTCCACCATTACCACTACGAGTGTCTGGATGATAAACTGATCCTCCACCCCCTCCAAAAAGACCTCCATTTCCTCCACCTACAGGTTCAGAGTATCTAAATCCCTCAGGTCTTGAACCATCAGATACTTTAGTAGGAGCTGTTACATTTTCTCCAGCAGTTCCACCTGAACCACCACCTCCACCGTTTATGACTGCACCATCTATCGTACTTACATCTGCTCCATCAGAACCAGTATCACCACTTCCAAATACTCCTGTACCACCACCTCCAGCTCCTCCACCTGTTACTGTGGCAGAACCACCAGTTCCACCTCCACCACCTAAATCCTCAGAATATCCAGCAGCTCCACCTCCTCCACCACTTCCAGGCCCTGAACCACCTTGTCCACCATCACCTGCAAAATCTCCACCAAGGGCATCTCCACCCCCTCCTCTTACAGTATCGCTATCAATAAACCAACTATCCTTACCATTATTAGATTCTAATCTACGAGTCGCAGAACCAGCACCACCTTCACCTACAACTAAATTATAAGTCTGACCTGGCACCACGGTGATATTATTGTTCCAGCCAAGGCCTCCACCACCTCCACCTGACATTGCTTCTCCACCATCTGCTGCACCACCAGTTCCACCACCACCTCCACCAATAGCAACTGCTGCTACTGCTGTGACTCCCTCTGGAGCAGTCCATGTGTGAGATCCTGGTTCAGTGAAAATAATATCTCCTTCCTCTTCTTCAGTACTCGTATCTGTTACACCATCATTAATAGTAGTGCCATTAAGTAACCAACTATAAACAATATCTGCAGTTGTATTATCAGTAACATCGGCTACTACAGTAAAGGCAGCATTCGTGTTGATATTAGCAGCAAGACTTACAGGTTGAGTAGTAAAGGAAAGTGTAGGTTCAACTAAAAGTCCAACAGTATCTGATTTTAATGGAGCATTAACAGCATTACCTGTAGATCTAGCAGTTCCTGCCGTAATAGGACTACTTCCGTAAGCAGAAGCGACATAACTTGCCTCAAGATAAAATTGTCTTCCTGCATCATCAGGGTTAGATAAATTAGATATAGTTAATGTTGATGCACCACCAACAGCAGCAGTAGTTGCACTACCTGTTATATTTGCACCATCAGTAAGTTTACCTACTCCAACTTCATACCATTGGTAAGAAAGATGTCCAGTGCCTGTTGGTTCTGATGTTACTATTGCAGTAAAACTAGCAGTAGTAGCATTTGTAGTAATTCCAACTGGTTGCGTCGAATAAGAAAGATAAGGCCCGTTTAAATCAATGCTAGTTGGAATACTACGATGTATTTTAAATCCTATCATGCGAAGTTTTGTCCTCCGACAACGCCATATAGTCCTGAAGAAGTAATATTAGATCCATCAAATGTCATAAATGAATACACATCTGTTTTTGATGCAGTTTGAGTTACCTCTGGCACTACACCACCTGCAGGCCAGTAAACGGGGATTGCCGTTCCACTCACATTCTTAAAGGTATCTATACCCACAGAATATCCAGTAGAATCTTGAACAATCTTAAGAGTAAAGGCTGTTGCTCCTGCTGGTGAATTTTTCAGAGTAAAGGAAGTGACCGCCTCATCCACGGTTAAAGTAAATGATTGAGCAACTGCAAGGTCAATAGTAACAACACCACTGGAAATATCAAGATCCTCTACATTTTCAAAATAAGTCTTAAATTTAGTAGAACCTTCTAAATCTATAGCAGATCTTGGAACTCCTGTTCCCAAACCTACATTGCCAGAGGAAGTGGTCACCGCACTTCCAACCATTAATGTGGTGGCAGTTACAATTCCTGTTACGATATTACTAGAAGAATCATTTAAATTATAAGTTGTGGCACTCAGTGCTCCACCTACCTGAAGATCTTTAGTGGTAGTAAATCCAGCAAAGACTGCTGTGTTTCTAACATATAAAGCTGTAGTTCCTATACCTGTAGTTCCCACATCCAACATGTAATCAGGTTTAGAATTACCAATACCTATGCGTTTAGATGCAGCATTGATTGGAGCGTATCCAGCAGAAGTTCCCGATCCTACTGTCTCCCATAAACTATCAGTGGCAAGGTTACTGAGTAAAGAACCATCACCTTTGTAGAACTGAGCAGTTACAATACCAGCAACATTGACATTACCCTCAATATTGAGTTTATATCCATTAGCAGTTGTTCCAATACCAACTCCAGTTCCATCAACAGCAAACTCAGAAGTTCCTGCTCCTACCTGTAACGTATTCAAACCAGGTGAGGTAGTTCCAATACCTAGTTGATCGAAGACTCCAATATCAAGTGTCTTAGAAAGACTGATATTACCAAAACGATACCAGTCATTATCTGTAGTGTAAATCCAACCACTATAACCACCCTTAGTAGGATTAGCAAAGTATGTTATGTCACCTGGGTTACCTGCAAGGGATGGTGTACCAACTCCGATGGTTTGTTTTCTTGAAACCGTAGCATCACCTTGTAAGAATAATGATCCTGCCTCTATACCTTTACTTGATGTTGATGTAAGTTTATTATTAAAGATTACAGGGCCATCAAACTCAGAAATAATGTTTGCATTCGGGCCACCTTCAACTCTTAATGATCTACTGATCGATGCTTCCAGTGGAGTAAGAACATCAAATCCAATGTTAATACCACCTTCAGATGCGTCCTCACCAGTAATAGTAGGAATCGGAGCATCAAATACTTCTTCCTGACCTGTGGCAGAACTTACTTTCTTATTACCAATGTAGAAGTCACCAGCATCATTCATACCAGTGTAAACATTCACACCACCATCTCGTCTAGTGGATTGTGCTAATAATTCCTCTTGAGCAGTAAGACTTCTATCTTGCTTATCAGGAAGTGCAGTTGAGTAGTTACCTGGCCCAAATCCCACATATTCAAAGGTATGTCCTGATGCACGAATGATAGAATTCCTTCTAAATTCAACAGGACGGCAATTAATACGTGTTACTACTGTATTATTGACATGAGTAGCAGCTTTTGTTCCTTGAACTCCTCTGAATACAGTAATAGGATTACTCGTAACCGTAGATTTAACTCTTACGATTTCAGATTCAATTAGAAGATAGTCACCAATATTAACATCTAGATTATCAATGTTAGTTAATTCAATACTGGTAGTTGTTTCTGTCAGAACAGCAGCCGATAAAGTAGTTGTAATACCTGCATACTCAGGAAGTTGTCTACCTGCTATATTCTCCTCCTCAAGAGTAATATTACCACCAGTTGAAGTATATCCAAACTTATAGGCATACATTGTACCTGTAGCATCAGGTGCAGTCGTTCCTATTCCTATGCTAATGTTAAATGATGTTTGATCATTGACCTTTTTAACAATGAAATCACCACGATAAAGTTCTCTTTGAGATCCACCCAACTTAACCTTATTATCAACATTTAAACCATGTCTCTGTGCCGTGGTAACTATACCCGTACCAGTATCCATATTATAATTAAATGCTGCTACATCTAATGTTTGACCACTAAGATAACCAGTTGCAGCTGCCAGATCTGTTGTTCCTACACCTAAAGTTGTAGCACAACCAATAGTAGAAGCAGATGCTACTTGTATTTCTTTGGTATTTTTAGTGATACTCGTTCCTATACCAACAGATCCCTCCGAAGAACCAACCTGAGTAATTCTATAAAGAGTATTAAACTCATTATCACTATCAGGAAGAACGCCTTGAATTTGAATAGTATCTCCTACGTTATCATAAATTTCGGTAACAGTGACCATACCCACGGTATGTGGAGCAGTGGTTCCTACACCAACAACATGAAGACTATTACCTATTCCATAGGCACTTCCTCCATCCATTATCTTCAACGCAACTAAGTTACCAGCATCATTAACTTGAACTCTAGCTGTTGCATGAGCACCAGTAACAGATGTACCAATACCCACTAACTTAGCATCATAAAGATACCCTGCTGATCCATCTCCATATCCAGTACCACTTTCTGCGATAGAAACATTAATAACACGATTCAAACCATGATCAATAGTGGTGAAGATAGTATGAGCAGTACCAGCTGTGTTAGAAGTAATCTCTGTAATTCCAAATCCAACACTCCAATCAAATATTCCTTCCTCTATAGTCTCCTTAGTAATACTATGTTGAGGATTATCAACAACCACCTGACCAATAGGATCGGGAAGAGCATATGATGCAGTGGCCTTAGGATCAGATTTAGGATTATCTCTATTTGTTTGAGGATATAGTTTCTGAATGGGTTGAGAATATCTCTCGGTAGAGAATGGACTTGCAGTAGGTTTATTAGATGCATTAGTTAATAGCAAGTAATAGATACCATCCTGAACTCCACCAATGTATTCCTGAACCTGCTGAGATCTATAAACTTGGAACGTTCCAGGAAACTTCTTCTGAGTAAACGTAGGAAGACTGGTAGTTCTGGAATCAATGTCACTTGTGAAAGTTCCAGGCCCAGTAGTTCTAGGAAGAGATACAACAAATTCTCTTGCACTTGTTATTCCAGTAACATTAAAGGTTCCGTTAAATCCAGAATTGGCAGTTCCAACTGGATTATTAGCACTCTTTACATTTTTAATTTCAACCTGAGATCCTGATTTTAAACCATGAGGTAGTTCGGAAAGGAAGTAACCAGTATCACTTGACCAATGTGCATGTGTTAAGAAACTAAAGTTCCGTAGTTCATCCTTGTTACTTAAACTAACTGTAGTAGGACTGAAGAAACTAGCAACCTCTGCATCAGTGGCTCCAGTTACATTACTTGATTCTTCTAAAATATAACCATCAACAGGAGGACGTGCAGAAGTAATTCCAGTTGCAGCAGGAATTACATAACGAGCTCTGTAAACTGTATCAATAGTATTTCTGGTATCAGGTTGTCTTTCAATAAATGTTCTCGGAGTAGCAGTACCCAAAGAAGTAGAACCTAAACCAACAATAGTAGAATAAATGTCATTATCAGTTGCAGCCGTTCCAACAGTTACATACCATTGACTCTCATTACTATCATATTGAATTGGATGTCCGATCTCTCCTGCAATTTTATCAGATACTCTACTTTCAATATGAAGGATACCACCTTTATTATTGATAGAAATTGCTTCTCCAGAAACTGCATCATTAAGTGTTTGACCAACTTTAAGTTGATCGTCATTTATACCATCAGTTATCGCAAAATATACTGTATTGGAATCTAATCCATCAGGAAGATGTCCATTTTCAGCAATGACTCTAACTGTTTCACCCTCTAAGAAATTATGATCCGCAGTCAAAGTAAAGGTATTATTTGTAATACTACTAATACCAGCCGCTGATCTTCCAACCGTAAAAGTCTTTTCAAAAGAAACTTGAGTGGTTGAAAGTTCAGTATCAGGCATCACAATTCGTGCCTTATGCTGATTAGTATTTCCTGAGGTATCAGGAATAAGAACATTCAACGTATCATTTTCTTTTGCACCTATTCTATAACCTTCAATAACACTACTTGGTTTAACATCTTGGTTAGTCTGGTTATAAAGATATAAACGACTAGTTGATCCAACACCTACTGCTGATCCTGTTTTATTAACGTCAATCGCATCATACTCAATACCGATTGAAGATGTTTCTAATTGTTTTGGTGGAATAATATGAGTAATATATCCAACATCATCTCTTCCAAAAGCATCTTTTTTGAATCCAATTGAAACTAATGATTTTGCACCAAAGTTAGAGTTAGAGTTAGTGACAGATAAATCACCACCAGACTCAGTTAATAGATGTTGTGCATAACCAATAGCAAATACAGAAACTATCTGAATAACAGCATCATTGCTAGCTCTAATGTGCCAGTTTTTATATGCGGGTTTATATATTGCTCTTGAATCTGAATTAATATTCTCATTACCTGCAAAAGAACTATCCTTATACTCTCCACTGTCCTCATCATACTTAACAAACGCATTATTATCCTTCTGCAATCCAATACCTGTGTACTGAGCAACAACCATAGATTTAAATCCAGTGGCTTTTGCACCATCAGCATACATACCACACATACCATAAACTGATCTCAATGATATGTTAAAGATGTAAGGAGAAGCAGATGTAACAGTATCAACCTGAAGATTAACTGTTGAACCTGTTACAGAAGGAAGTGCATTTACAGGTGCATTTAATACTTGATACTTAAATTTGGTGATTCCATTTGAATCTGTGGTAACAACATCACTAACCACAAAATTACCACTATATCCCTCTGCTGTAATTCCATCAACTTGGAATGCAGTGTCTACATCTAATCCTTTTAATCCTTCAGTTAATTCAACTGTAATCTCAGTAGATGTTGTAGATCCATCACCAGCCTTAATACTAGAAATTCCAACAGAACCACTTACAGGGCCAACAATTCTATATTCATCAATCTTAGGTTGAATATCAAGACCTGTTGAAGGATAATCTGGTTCAATCTCTCTACCAGAAGAAGGGCCATATGCAAGACCTACTTTTTCATAGTAGATATCAAGATCGGTTCTTGCTGCATCGAAATCAGATATAAATGCATCGTTTATTTTTACATCATTAACACCATCCGCATACTCAAATACAGTTAGTTTGTTGTGAGAGTAGTTAGGAACAAATTCACTTCTTGAATAATCTCTATATACCGTTCCATTAGGATCTCCATCAAAGATAGTGAACTGCCATAGATAACAAGCACCTGTTAATCTAAAGACAGCACTTCTTTCAATATTATCATTCTCAGGATTAGGAACATACTTAGGACGTATCTTTGTCTTTCTTAAATCTAAACCAACAAGAGAAGTACCACGAGGAAGAATAATACCCCCGTAGACACTATTCATCTTATAAAGAGCATTATCAACTGAATTAAGATCAAAATTAGTAGAAAGAGACCAAGCTGAGAAGTCTGTTGAATTACCACCATCTCTCAATCTATATTCATTTGTTCCTAGACTGCTATCAGGAATCCAACCAGGTCTATTATCTACAATGTGTTCGCCAGGATAAAGAAGAATGGTAGTTTTACCAAATCTATCATTATCTAAACCTTTCTGATATGAAAATCTCGCTGCTTCAATAAGAGCTCTTTGAATAGTCTTAAATGGACGAGTTAATGAATTTCCCTGATTCTCAATACTGTCTGTGGCATCCAAATCATTCGGATTTACATACAGAATATTACCACGAACATTCTTCAGGAAATTATCTAGACGACTGAGAGGCATCTTATTTGCACGGTAGTTCTATTATGATTTATTTATCATCCAACGGATTGGTATATGTTAACATGTCCTCAGGACAATTATCCCTTACAAAATGTAATACATTCATAAACTCTTCTACAGTCTCACACTCTACTGTTCTAGTCTCTCCTTCATCAGAATATAAGTGGACTTTTCGTAAAAGGGTATCCACAACACAACGGGAAAGGTAATCATCATCCATTGTAAACCTTATATAGGTTCAGTTATTATATCACGACTACTCTGTGCTGTCAAGTAGTTTACCTACTACCATATAATAGCAGTTTACTGGTATCCCCTGACTTTGTAAATGAATGTCTAAGCCTTGCACTCCTTTCACAATTAAATTTTGCTTCGCACCGATCTCTGTTAAGTGAACTGTTATTGTATCTAAATCCACTAACTCTTCCCATTTATCTGGTAAAGTAATTAAATTTTTTCTACATTTACCATACTCAATTAAAAAATCATTCATCTAATAAATCCTTCACTGTAGTTATTCCTATATATGACTCCAAATCTACCAGAGCATCATATTCATCATTTAATTTACTAATTCCTTGCCTCATAGACCATATTCTAATATTAAGTTCATTTCTTTCAGTTCTTAATCCATTTACGGCTCTTACTTTATTAACTCTATTAGTTCCTTGTCCTGATATTTCTTGCTCTTTAGTACTCGAAATACCAATAAGAGTATTTACTGTAGCATCTTGTGTTGCACAAGTAGGTAGATCTTGATATAGTCCAGCGAAATCACCAGGTTCAACACCAGTTCTGATATCTCCTTCTTCAGCTGGAGTGTTTACACTCATCATAGGACGGGTAGAAAATCCGACAGGCCAAAAACATCTACCAGATCCTACATTTGGAGGTTGAACAGGGCCCGCAGTGGCATTTCCTCGACTATCATAATCTACCACCCATCCATAATAATTGGGATTCCAATCCTGAACTCCATCAGGAGCTCCTGAATTATCTAAAGCAATAGATACTCCGATTCCGCAAGTGGTAGTTTTCATTATTCCTACATCTTGCATCAAATAAGGATCTTTATTCCAATTACTAGTCCCATCGGCTTTATAAGGGAAGGCATATTTTTTTCTACCTGTATCCACTACATCATCAGGATCACCAATTACTCTAAAAGTCACAAATGTTCCATCAGGTTCAGGTGATTTAACTGCTACTCCTGCAGCATTATCAACGGTAAGAATATTGACAAATTGAAGGGTGCTTCCAATCCCCACATTATTAGGAGAGTTTCTTAAATCCACCAACCCTGTTGTAATACCTGTAATCTTTGTTGTAGCAGTAAAGACTCCATCTTTATTAGCACTAATTATATCTCCAACTTCTAATACTTCAGAGGTTCCTGCACCCACTGGTTGCATAACAGTTACAGTGGTTCCTCCCAATGCCATCGTTCCAATAAAAGCAGTAACAAAAGTATCCCCGATATCCAGAGAGTATGGTTCATCATAATATTTTAAACCATAAAAATTTCGTGGATCAAATCCAAAATAAGAAGCTTCAGGTCTTCCCTCTTGCTGATCCCCATAAGTATCTAAAGGAAAATCAACTAAACTATCGGTAGCAGGATTTAACATGCGAACCGATGTTCCTATTCCTACTTGTTCATATCCTCCTGCAGACAGTTTAGTGCATGTAAACGTATATTGATCAGGAGTGGGAGTAGGATTATATCCTGTCACCCTCCAAAATAAATCAGTTCTACATCCCACAGATATTCTGTCTTGCATTGCATCTTTGACATCATCAAGTGCTCTATTTACAATTTGTATTTCACCCAATAAATCATTATCCAATCTAAAGATAGCTTGGTCATAAAGAGATTTCTGATCATCTACAAGAACAATTTGATCTTGAAAAAATTCAATCTGTTCTAATTTATCTTGAATTGTTTTTCTAGTTCTTCCAACTATTTCAGTTCCTATTGACATTATGAATCCTCCTTATCATAAGTATAACCAGCAATTGAATGACCTGACTGATCACCTGGATAATCTGCTGGAGATTCTCCATCATACTCTACTACCAACTCTGGGCCAATCCTATCAGCCCATACCTGATAAAAACATTCTACTTGTGTCAAATGATCCGAAGAAAGAATAATTTTATTATCTCTAATTTCTTTTACATATAAAGACAGATCAGGTTTTCCGCAAGGTGTAAGATTTACTGTAATTGTATCATAGTCTACCAGTCCTTGCCAATACTCTGGTATATCAATAATATGATTACCTTTTAATTTACCTCTTATATAGATGGCAGATTCTGGGCCTTCTACGCAAATATGTCTTACTCTCTTTCCTTTTCTGGTGGGATGTTGAATATCAAACCCTTTATTACCTAATGCTCTTCCAGTAAAAATTCTACCTACGGTTACAGGCCCTTTAACAATAGGAGCAGCAGTAGGACTTGCATTTGATGCTGGACCTGCTTCTGTTCTAGCACCTGCATCACACTTAGCACCTGCCTCCATTGCTACACCAGTTTTCAACTTTGCTCCAACTTCATTTAAAGATCCAACATGAAACTTGTTAGCAAAGATGCTGATGGTAGGAGTTAAAATATTAATGAAAGTAGAATTAACAACGTTAATCATCACAGAATTAACTGCTATACCCACTTGACCAATCGCAGGATCTCCAAACATCACATCAAATGGAGTGGGAGGACTTGGAGGAATACCTTTATTTGTTACTTTTAATAGACCAACACATTTAGCGGCTAAAGGATTGGTTACTACATTTGGTCGAGCAATCATTACGGCTGCTTCAGGAACCTCAGGAATAGGATATGCTGTAGGATTACCTATAAGTACACATCCAGAAGCATAAATTGAACCAGGAATTGCAGATGGCCCTATTCCGAGACATGAAGGATCTCTTCCAGGCAGAACAGGACTCTCATTCATTCCTGGTAGTGCCGAGGAAACAAATAATTGATTTCCTATATGTACGTCGTTTTGTTCTGCCATTATGCTATACTCTTAATTAACTTCATTACACCTTTTAGGAATTTTACTGCACCCATCGTTCCCTGTCCACCTCTGAGTAAAACAGGTAAAGCAACGTCTGCACCTTCTGTAACAGAAAAATCTCCACAGTCAATCTCAGCTCTTCCCATACAAGTAATATTGTAATCTCGTTCTGCTTCAAATGCAATACTATCATCCACTATAGTTTTCATATTATCACTGGTAACCTTAACTTCATTCGTGGCATCTAAGTAAATATTTCCAGATGGTTCGCCACCATTTGCCTGTATAGAAATTGTTTCAGCATCTAATATTATTTTTCCATTTGGAGCTTGAATCCGAATATCTCCATTCTCGGCTAACCACAACCCTGCTACCTCACCATAAACAGGTTTCTCCCCACATTTCATTTCCAATACACTGGGAGCATTCATTTGTATTGCTCCATCATATTCACCATTCATCTGAAGGGCAATATAATGATCAGTCTTAAAATTATTAGGACTAGGAAGAATGCGACGCAAAGCTACAGCAAATTTAGCATTATTTTCCTGAACATACCCACAAAATAACCCACCCTCAGTCGTATTAAAACTTTGGCGTTTATATGATTTGGTTTCTCCTTTATCTGCCATTTATTATATCCTCGTTCTTGCTAGACTTCCCACATTACCGACACAATCAATAACTTGTATCACGTTAGTTCCCTCTGGAGTTTCTATGTCAGGTCGATGGAATTTCATAACAGGATAGAGCATTGCATTATAACCAGTATCAGTATTTATGAATACGTCAGGGATCTCATTAAAACCTGCACCACAATTTATAACTTTAATTTTTATAATTCCACCCTCCTCATCACACTCTTCAATAACAGCTTTTGCACCATTATCAGGAACAATGGTCACAGTGTCCTTACTACAATCAAATCCAAATCCTGGATTTAAAGCATATATTCCATCAATACAAGCGATCACTCCATATGTGGACTCAGGTATACAAACACCATCGACACAAATATGATTTGGAGGACAATCTGCATCAACACTACACTCACCACCAGAAGGAGGACATCCAGGTGCTGTAAATGATACACTGTAATCAGGAGTGCTTCCCCAATTAGAATCAGCCAATTTTCCCTTCATACAATCATCCAATATAATATCAGGATTTGCTTCCAAGAAAGTTCTTATATCATAATCACTAAATCCCATTCTCTGAGCTTTAGGATACTCTACTTTACATCCAAAAAATCGAGTATCATCTCCAAGTGATATATCACCCACCTCCTTCGTAATTACCTCATACATCTTAAGAGAAAAACGAGATTTAGTAGGTTCATCTATTCTTTGAGTTGTATTCGCAAATGGATCTAGAGAAGTTCTAACAATATTACCACTTGGGCCTCTTAAAACCCATCCTAGTGCTGCTGGATTTTTCTCCCACTCACTATAACTATTGTCCACATTAGTGATAGTTCCCGTGATAATATGAGTTCCAGGTGTAACATTATCAACAGTAAAAAAGGTAGAACTATTATGAGATTCAAAAATTGTTGTAGATCCTAAGAATAATCCATCAAAACTCATAGACCCTTGATTATCAGCCTGAACTTCAAACGTATAAGTTCCTGGTTCTGTGATTTCTACTTCCCACTCTCCTCTATGAGGTGTATTAATAGTTACATCATAGGAAGGATAAACTCCATAAGTCTGTAAGAAAGGTGACCAACCTTTAGGATCGGTTAATACCCAATTATTGGCACTTGTACCATCTTTAGCTAATAACCACTCAGATGTATCTTGTTCTATGGTTTGAACAACTCCTTCTTTATATTCACCTAATCGATATAGAATACCATCTATTTTAAATTGAGGAACTTGAGTATACTCTTCTTGAATATATGTCCCCAAATATTCTCCATCAGCATAGAACCACCATTGAGCAACACCTGCAGGATAGTCAGGATCTGTTCCATCAATTCTCTCTATACCATATCCCCCTTCCCAATCATATACTTCTCTGATGAACTTAAGCGAATCTATATCCGAGAAAGTAAAATCTGACTTTCCTCCAAATGGAAAATCACTCATATCTTTTGCCGTTGGAGAATCCCCTACGATAATAGATCCTGGTAACATACTTGGATCAAAATCTTCATTAATACAAATTTCTGGTTTGGCTGGAAGTTTGATACAATCATCAGGATATAGAGTAATCACATCTCCTTCATCATAAGGTACATCCCAGTTACCATTTGCTCTATGAACAGTAGTTTGGCATCTTCCAGCCCAAGTTCTTCTCATTCCACCTTGAGATCCGTCAGGTTTTGATATATAACCAAACCCTGTTTCTTTAACAATAACTTGAGTTACTCCAATACCAGTGGTAGTGGGAGTACCATGATGAGGACTACAAATAATATTAACAACTTCACCAGGTGAATATCCTCTTCCTCCATTATTAATAGAAATCATAGTTATAGCACCATTATTCACCCTATCCACATTAAGAGTGAAGTCTGTTCCATTTCCTCCCTCAGTTGTTAAATTTGTAGATCCCTCACTATATCCCGTTCCTCCTTGAAGATTTCTAACTGCTATTACTTTTCCATTACCATCAACTTCTGAAATCTCAACAGTAGCATTTCTACAATGCGTGTCATATGATTCGGGATCAGGTGTTATAACATTAATCAATCCTCCCATCTGAGGATGATTTTGACAGTAATAATATAAGGTATCTGGAGTATTATTATTAACTACGATTCTAGTATATGCTCCAATATTACCAGGAACTCCATCTACAGTGACCCCACGAGTATATTCAACTCCACAATTACTCACAATTTCTTCAGTTTGGGGTGAAAAAGAATCTAAAGATGAAGCAATAATATTTCCAGAAGAATTTCTTAAAGCCCATGCTAAAGCACCTGGATTTGTATTCCAATCCAATGAGGCAGTGGTATCAAAATGAGGAGTATTTTCTATGGAAGCAGTAATAATATGTTTTCCTGTTTGAGTAACATTAACAGAAAGAAACTTAGGTGTGTTATGAGGGCCTTTCAAATCAACTCCTACTCCTGCATAAGCATCAGTACTACCTAAAAATACACCATCCCAACTAATAGTTCCCACATTATCTGCTTGCATCTCAAAAGTATAATCTCCTGTTTCCTGAATATCAACTTCCCAATTACCAACATGAGTTCCTGGTAAGACCTGATGAGATGGATAAACTCCATAATTTTGTAAAAACGGAGACCACCCATCAGTACTCAATACCCAATCATCAGAAGCTAATCCATCTTTAGCTAAAAGCCAAGAATCAGGAGTTGTAGTTTGATCGGTTCTATCACAATTATGAATTCCATCTGATTTCTCAGAGAATCTTAAAGGATGTATTTTTTCAGCTTGACTCTCTTGATCAATAGTATACAAACTATCCCCTAATTGGAAAGTTGTAGTTGCTACCCCTACAGGCCCATTTGAAAAATGTGCCTGATCAAAGATATAAGTTTTACCTCTTTCCAAGGTTAGAGTCCTTTGTTGTCTACCATCCACCACATACTTATTGCCTGAAGGAGTTCCTTTTACTTTCACATTGAAAGTAACTCCGACTCCTAAACCAGCTCCTGTTCCGACATTAGTATCATCATAAGTAGGGTCGGTAAGATCACCAATACCACCCGTAGTACCAATACCTGTCCCATCACCAAAAACGGTAGTTCCAATTCCAACATCTCCTATGATCACCGTGCCTGTGAATCCTCTTCCATTACCACAATTATCTTGAAGACTTATAAAAGGTTCCTCAGAATAATTTCCTGGTAGAATAATATCAATTCCTAAAAGATCACCTGTAGCATTAACAACTGCATTTCCAGCCGCACCAGAACCATTTCCACCCCAGAAAACAACTTGAGGGGCTCCACATATTTCAGGGCCCGAATAACAATCACTAAAGACATCACTCAACGCTGATCCTGGATTAAAATCAAAATTGAAATTCTTAAGATTATCAGGAACATTAGTTAGTGCTTCAAAATCCTCTCCAACTTTTTGTGCTTTGTTAAAGATATCGGCAATATCTAATTTTTTATTTTCTGTTTTCTGATTAGCACCACCATTAAAATTCCATCTCTTTACTTTAGGATCTTCCCCACTATCACATTTTTGCTCTTTATCTCTTCTATCTTCATATTCTTTCTTAGTCTCTCCCTCTTGTTTTGCTTCACCTGGCCCTTCGTCTGTCTTTATACATCCACCCACTTCACATTCTAAAAGAGATAATATTGTTTTTAAAACACTTCCAATACTTCCCATTAAACTTCCAATACTTCCAAATAAATTAGAAACAGGCCCTAGAATACCATTAATTAAACTGGATAATTGGCCTGTAATCTGACCTATAAAATTACCAATAAAATTTTCTACAACACAGGTGGCAACATTTACAATCTTATCAATAAAAGAAGTGATTGCATTTCCAATCAGGTTACCTAGATTAGAAATCATTAATTTAAAAATACATGCAATCGCATCTATAATTTTCTTTTTTATTCCATTAGCTGCAAATCTACCTGATAAAGGATTAGTGGATAAAGCATTGTTTATTGCCGCTTCTAACTTTCTGATGAACTTTTTCTTCACCTTGTTCATCATCTTGGTGATCCATTTTGATATTCTTTTAGCATACTCATCAACTGCTTCCTCAAAATCATCAATCCCATCCTCTATATCCTTTTTTAACTTCTCCAAATCAGATTCAATACCTTCCGCAGCATCTTCTAAATTATCCACCCACGGGAATAATATATCATCTCTTCCTTCCTTTTCTTTTTTCTTCGTTGATTTAGTTTTTGTATTTGCTACCCCAGAGACAGTTTCAGCACCAACATCACTACCATATTGAGTTTCTGGTTTCATAAACAAGGTGGATCCTGGTTGGAATCCACTTGCTGAATTCGGCCCTTTTCCCTCCTTTTTCTTAGAAAGTTCTGGTTTTGTGTTGGGAACAACTCTATCAATATACCAATTACCCGTATCCAGATTCTTAATTACATAAACAAGAGTATTAATAGGAAAGGTAGGAGATCCAACAGATTCACCCCTTAAACCAGAAGTAGGAAAAGGAGGATATGCCCAAGGAAGAGCCTCAGGAGCAACGTCATCACTATGAATCCCAAATATACGAATCTTATATCGAGGAAGATTATATTCAGGATTACCTTTACCTGTATATTGAGTTTGTTGTAAAGTCTCTACATGACTAATATCATCCGCAACCTGAGCCAATCGAGGGGTTGTCCAACCCATCAACTCCTCATATTGTTTTTTAGTATATCTTTCAGTTTGAGACTTCATGCGTTTTTAATCGTCGTATACTCTACATTCCAGTGAATCTGGATGATTATCGCAATAAACTTCTAAGTGCTTATCTTCATGTCTGGTGTGCCAATCATTAATCTTTGCATCATTCTTATCTACCTCATCCTCACTATGTGCATGGAACGCATCATTATGCATTTCCAAATCTTCTTTACTGTACTCTAACATACCATGATTGATATGCTCCTTACCATCTTTAGGGTCAAGATAGACCTCGTGTTCTAAATCGTGTTTGGGAGTAGTCATAATTTTTAAAATAATAGAACGTCAGTGGACGAATTGGACGAAGAAGGAGATTTAACACCATAAGAATCTCTAACTAAATGCAATGCCGTAAAAGAATTAGTTTTAGTTCCGTGATGGCATAAATCCGCTATCATATATATACCACTATCTCGCTTGTTACTTCCCACAGTGGTTTCTTTATTGGAAAGTTCTTCAAATTCACAATGAACTAAATCACCTGCATGTAAATCCAGATCAGCAGAGATAATAATCTGTATTGACATATTCATTTTTTGCCTATAATTTTGATGTGCTTGTTGAAAAATTTCCTCAACAACATATTTTGGTTCATCAGTTTTTTCGACTTGTTCCTCTACATCATCTGTTCCTTTTACTGTTTGACCAGTAGCAGTTGTAGTAACTTGAAAACCTGTTAGTTTTCCTAAAAAATCTTTAGCTAGTTGAGGTAATTTTTTACCTGCCATCACAGTATTGTCACCTGCAACCAATTCACTTTCTTTAGATTCACCCGTCACTTCATCGAAAGTGTTTATTTTACTCCCCCATGCACCAGATTCAAATTGAGATAATGCATCTGTGCTTCTATTAACACATGACCATAAAATTTTAGCATCATAACTCGCAGGTACATTATCATCAGACTTTTTATTTTCAATAAATCTTTTAATTGTTTTATCAGTAGTATCAAAAATTTTATCAAGAGATTTAAAATTATATCCTAATGAAGTTTCCCAAAAAAGATATCCAGCCGTTTTTCCTTTCGCACTTTTACCATCAGATACTTGTATATTAGGAATAGAAAGTTTTTGAATATCTAAAAGCAATTCAAAAGGATACTTATTATCACCCCATTCATGATACTCATTCAAGGTCTCATCAATATCTAATGTTTTATTAGATCCTAAATTTGTTCTTATAATGGCAGATGCAATATCAGATATTTTTCCTGAATATTTTGAATTACATCTATTTTCCAGTAAAGTATTGTCAAATGCTTCTTTAGACACAGCAGTTAAAGTATATGTTTGATTTTGAAATGATTGTTTCATATTAGATATCTGTGCCAACCTTAAATTAGGCAAATCCATTCGTGTACCCTTTTCATCCTCTATGCTAAAGAAAACTTCTTCAGTTCCTTGAGCGATTTCAGCATCTAACAAACCGATACTAGACTGCGTTCCGTCATCTGCAGGTACAGTATTTCCTGTATCTACAATAAAAGCCATAACTTCCACATAAGGCATAAAAACACTCTCTCTATATTCAATAATAGGATTACCCGTGCGAAGATCCACCAGTTCTTCATCACCAACATTTGCACGAATGGCTAATGCATTATAAATGAAAGGGGTTTCTACTGATGATGTCATGATTTTAAACTTCCTGAACTATGGGTTGAATAATAGTGGTGGTATTGGTAATCATTCCATAACTACCTATCGAATAAGAAGTATTAGTAGCAAGATCATCATATGATTTATCCATAGGTGAGATGGGGGGTACAACACCACCCTGTGCATATGCCCCTGCTTGTTTTAAAGTCAGATTCACTCCCAAAAATGCTGCTCCAAGCTGAATTACTTTAGCAGCAGTGCTTAGGATGGCCCCTACAGGAGCAAGAGGATTAACTTCAGTTGTTGCTGTATCCTTAAAATATTCAGGGGTATAATATACACCTGTATCTGGATTAATTGGTATTCTCTCTTCTATTTCTTCTGAGGTTTCCAACAACAACTCCTCCACTGGGGGTGTATCTATAGCTACAGCAGTTTGTCCTTCTAGGACAGGATCTATAGCAGGATTTATAACATCCTCACTTTTTTTCTTACCTAATGCACTCAATATATCTTTAATAGGATCGAATATACTTCCCCAGTTGAATCCTGGACTCGTAACTACATCAGGTTGAATTTGTGTTATTGTTGATAATTCTGTTTCTAATGATGGTACTGTTTGAGGATCGGGAACTTTACACACACATGGTTTGCATGGAGGACATCCTCCTCTTCCTCCACGTCTAGGCATAAAAGGTCGAGCGACTAAAGCAAGAGCAGCGGCTATTATTGCTCCATTAATTACCTTTTTTAATAATCTAGCAACTCTATCAAATTTCTCTACTGCTTCATCACCACCAATATCTCTAATAGATTCTCTGAGAGCATCATAACCATCATATGCTTTTTCAATAAATCCTATCACCCCTTCCCACATAAACTTAGCAAATTGCATAATACCCTTAACAATAGGTTTTAGTTTCTTTACTATTTCCTCAACCACAGAAAGATTATTTAAAAGTAAATTAAGTAAAAATCCACCTGCTAAAAATGCTAGAAAATTTTTAAGAGAATCTAGTATCCCTGTTTGAGGAAGTAAATTTAAAAAATTGGGGGATTTTTTCTCTTTTTGTTTATTTTCTTCTAATTCCTTTTCTCTATTTTTTCTTCTCTCCTCCCTCATACTTTTCATTCTTTGAGAGAAAGAAGATACTCTAAATTTCAGTTGAAGTCCCAATAAATCTTTTATCATCAAAAGCTTATCCTTTATGGAATCTTCTTTCGTAGTTATCAAATTGGCAGTAGGGATTGTAGTTGTCTTAATGGAGAGAGGAACTAAAGAGTTTTGAGGTTTAATGACGGGTTTTTCATCTTCCTTACTAGAACGATTTAATACCTGTTGAGACATCTCTTTCCCAGACTTGGATTTTTTCTTCTTCCTTCCTGATAATAATGATTTTCCTAAAGCAGATAATAACATATTACACCCCTACCAAATCATGAATACCCAAAGAGCGAGTGGTCATTGATCTATAATGGGAACCATTTACAATCATGATATCGGGAATAGTCTTACTTCCAATCTTAGTAGGAACCTGGCTTTCTTTTGATATTCTCTTCTCTGGCATTACAACGGTCTTAGTATTTTGTTGATTTACAGGAATATCAAGAGCAACCATTCCTTTTGCCTTACTGGGGATAAATTTACCTCTATCATCACTAATAAAAGGCATCGTTGAAGTTTTATTAAACATACTTTTTATCTCTACCAATCCCCCACCTTCATATTCAGGTCTTACCTTTTTTCTCTTAGGTTTAGAACGAGTTGCCATGCCACCCATTCTATTCATAGCTTGCAAAGTGCGAGCTCCCCAAAATTTTGTAGATTCTTTTCTAAATATAAACTCCCCACCCTCAACATTTATATCCGTTCCCCCTTGAGCATGAGATGGGCCTTTAGTCATTCCTCCCTTTTTAAATGGCATCATTCCAGGTGTAGATCCTAATTCAAGTATGCCTTGCAACCATGACATATTAACTTTTTTCTTAGTAGGGTCTTTTATATTTTTATTTTCTTGTTGAAACTCATCTACAGTTGTAATGCTCTCATTATCTGTTTTATTAAAATCTTGTCTTAAGTCTCCCTTTCGTAATTCAGCATCAAGAGCACCGTAACCAAAGACAGATGCGAGAAGAGCACTACCAGCAATCCACGGATTTTTTACCATAAGACTTACTAAAGCAGGAAGAGCCCAAGATAAAAATCCAATCAAACCTCCAAGTATGGTTCCTAAAGGAGTAAGAAATAGAAGAGCTGCTCCTGCTAGTGCTGGCCACCAATCTTTAAAAAATCTTGTAAGAGTTTTAATTTTCTTTTGATTTTTTTCATCCGTAAACCATTCAAAAAGAACATTAAAAAGAACACCTGCTAAAACATTCTTTAAAAACTTACCTATAGCACCTAAAATATTAGAAAAAGGGGAAACTATTTTACTTACTAAATTTTTTCCAACTTTAGCAATACCCTTTGTGCTCTCTAATAAATTCTCTCTGACTTTTCTTCTCTTCGCTGCTCTCTCTTTCCTTTCTATCTCTGCTTCCTTTTTATCTTGCTTATTACCTATTTTTAAAATTCCTATGATGGTGTCCAATATGGAATGGGCTTTTTTATCTATACCACCCTTCTCTTTTTCATCATCTTTACTAGCAGGTAATAATGCTTGAGGTTTAATTCTATTCGTGGGTATTACTTGTCTTCTAGCAAATAATTTATCAACATTTACTTTTCTCTTTTTTTCTCTTATTCGTTTAATTTCATCTCTTAATATGCGTGATCTCTGATCCCCTTTCTTATCTTTTGAAGCAACTTCAATAGTATTAATACCTTCTCTTAATGCAGAAAGGTAAGTTTGTTCTGCATTATCGACAGCATAAACATCTACTGGTTCTATTCCAAGATCCAATAGAATTTTTGAAATTTCTGGTCTAGCGGTGACTGCCATTAAGATGATGCTTGCTGCTGTTGTTGCTTCAATTTCTCTTCTTCAAGATGTGCTCGAAGTAGTTCAACATAAATGTCTCTCTCCCAAGGGATCAAGTTTTCTATCTCAGTTAATGAATATTTATGATACTGAATCAAAGAAAAATTCAGTTTATAATAATTCTCTAGATCCATATGGACTAGAGCTATCCGAAAAAACTGGATAACCCTTCTAATAATACCGTATTTTCTACTTTAGTATTTGGATTAGTAAATTTTACCTCATGAGAGAGTTTAGGCATTGTCTCAAAAAATTCTTCAATCTGTTTAAATTGATAAGAATTCATCGAATCAAGAAAGTCTCTTATTTCTTTCTTAGTACAATCAGCCCCAACCCAAACTTCTTCTTGTGAATAAATTTTATCAATACAAGTTGCAATTAAATCAAAAGACTGATCCACAACTTTACCACCATCATTAAAATCAAAATTATTTTTAATGAACTCTGCAAGAGAAGGATATTTCATCTCCATCATTAAATCATTATCTAACTTAACTTTATTAGTATGATTTTCATTTTTCTTAACTTGTATTTCATCAATAGGTATCTTTACAGGAACTTGAGTTTTACCATCATCAGGACATACCATCCCAACTTCAATTTCTTCTCCTACAGACTTACCTCTAATATTAAGGAATAAAAATTCAATATCAAATGTAGGAAGAGTATCAACTTTGATTCCTTTCGTTTGGATACAAGATTTTATAACATTCTTGATAGCAGTGGTTATTTCTTTTGTATTTTCACTTTCTAAAGCTAAAACTAATAATTTCTCTTCTTTAACTAGAAAAGGTCTATATTCAATAGTTTGTCCAGTTGATGGTAGTTCCAACTCATATGTCGGTGTAGCAATCTTTGGTAAAGGCATGATATCCTATAGAAATTTCAGTGTATTTTATTTAGTGTAGTTAAATTGGGTTAAATGTAACTACTCCATCATCGTTTATAGTAGGGGTTCCAATGGTCGAAGTGTTAATTTTAGGATATACCAAATAACGAGAGAAATTAAAATTAACTGTACACTTTAATAAATTAGATGCTTCATAAGTAACAGGCATCGAATCAATACTTATTGGATAGGCTTGTAAGAACTTATACTCTAATATTCTATTATAATCTTTTTCAAATTTTTTGATATAAATGGAAGTTTGATATTCCTTAGGAAAGTTTACTCTATAAGAATAATTATCAGCACTAGAGTTCTGTTGGTTAACAATAAATCCAATCCATTTTTCAAAAGTAGTAATTATTTCATAGTCATGATCCACATAAAATGTGAAAGAAGAAGTTGAATTATATTGTCTTCTATACGCATGTCTCTCCGTTACTCCAGTATGATCTCCAGTCATTTGATGAGTGGCTAAAGAAGTTGCTGGTAATGTAGCCTCTGAACAGGATAAAGAAGTGAATCTATCATCCCTCTCATCTCCCGTCAATAAAATTCTCACTCTAGGTGGTGGGAAAAACCAACATTGAAAATGTGAAGTAAGAGCAGGGTTTAAAATTGAAGCTTTTAAATCTGCTAATATTTTTTTATGAGGTTTTGGAGTGCTGCTTGTTGAACCGCCGATTACGACAGACATATCTCTATAAATATTACTACTGATATATTATGTATAATGGGAGAAAGCAAAAAGAGTTTTTTTAAACCTTCTTTTCCCAAAAAATACAAGGGAAATCCAAATAATATCATATGTCGTAGCACTTGGGAGACCAAATTCTGCAATTATTGTGATTTGAATGAGAATATTCTTGAGTGGGCAAGTGAAGAATTCTATATTAAATATGTCTCTCCTGTTGATAATCGGACTCATCGTTATTATCCAGACTTTCTTATCAAAGTTAAAGAAAGCACAGGTCAAATTAAAACTTATGTGATTGAGGTAAAACCCAAGAAACAAACTCAACCTCCCAAAAAAAGAAAAAAAGTGACTCAATCCTATCTTTATGAATGCAAAACCTATGCTGTTAATACAGCTAAGTGGAAGGCAGCACAGGAGTTTTGTAATGATAGAAAAATTGAATTTAAGATTATTACCGAACAAGAACTAGGAATATATCATGGCAGATGAATTAGAAGATTACTTTGAACAATATGAGCAACAGGTAGGTGATAACAGGATCGAACCTATCATGGATGAATTGAAAAGTATCACTGATCCTGAAGAGAAGATGCTTCTTATCATGGATGCCTTAAAAGATGTAGAAGTAGTGCCTGATGTAGGAAAATATTATACTTTCATCTACACGGCAAAAACCCCTAGACTTCAATATGATCAACATCCTTTGGTGGCTGTAACTGACATCCAAAGATGGGGATTCAGAGGACTTAATTATCACTGGGGTAAATTTAGAAACTACACATGGGAAGAGATTGGAGGAGTCCTCTATGTGGTTCGACCTAGTGAAATAAATGACTTACGTAATGTATCCTATGCTTATTTCCTTACAACTCTATAAATAACTAAAAAATAATATAATGTCTTTTAGCAACTCGCTACCTTTAAAATTAAAAGAACCAACAGATGACAACGATAAAAGTGTGCAAACTTTTAAATATGCCACTCAGATTGTAGAAACGAAGAATGAAAATGGTGGAAAAGATTTTGAAAGCTATGTATACAGATGTCCCGATACGGGTAGTTGTACACTAGATAATGCCACTAAAATAGGAAAAAGAAATAGTAATGGGGCATTAGTGTTTAATAATAGTGAAAATGATAAGGAAAGAGCAAATTATAATACAATTAATAAAGAAACAAAAAATCAAGCTGAGGGTTTGATTACAGGTTTAAGTGCAGTAGAACAAGTATTATATAATCTAAAAACAGGAAATGGAAATCAAGAACTTATTAATAAAGTAACATCAGAGGGAGAGATCATAAGTGACGATCCAGACGAGACTTTAGAAGATGCAATTAAGGCTATTGTTGCTGCTCAAAATGGTGGAAAAATTGATTTTATGGATACTATTTCAGATGATAACTTTAATTCAGATATAAATGTCAATATAAAGGGAAGAAATGCCAGAACCCAATATGGAAATTATTGCTATCCAGAGGATATAAAAAATGATAGAACTCAGGATAGAATCAAATTTACTATGAAATATAGTAAAGGAACTCGTATAACCACATCTACTACAGCAGGAGTTAAAGTCTTTGAAAGAAGAGAACAAAAAATCAAAGGATCAGTAACCCTTCCAATACAATCAGGAATTAAAGATCAGAATAGTGTAAGATGGAATGGATCCGCACTTAATGCTCTTCAAGCATTCGGTGCTGGTGCAGCACTGAATATTTTTGATGCCGCAACTGGTGGAGCACCCATACAAGATGTAACTGATAATGCTACTGGACTCTTTTCTAAGGCAGCAGGGTTCTTAAAAGATGGAACTGCGGGTGCTGATGCTCGAACAGCAATTAATGTATACTTGGCTCAACAGGCAGTAGGTACAAAAAACCTACTTTCAAGAACTGCTGGTGCTATTGTCAACCCTAATGTAGAAATGCTTTTTGATGCTCCTGCATTAAGACCGTTTTCATTCCAATTTAGAATGTCTCCTAGAGATGAGGATGAAGCAGCACAAGTAAGAAGTATTATTGCCTTCTTTAAACAAGGAATGTCCGTCAAAACTTCAAGTTCTAATGTATTCCTTAAGGCTCCTAATATATTTGATATCAAATATATAACGTATAATGATGGTAAGGAGATACATCATCCATCCATTAACCGCATTAAAACATGTGCTCTTCTGGCAGCAGAAGTGGATTATACACCAGATAATTCTTACATGACCTATGATGATCCTAGAAGAACTATGACTTCATATGCTATTACTCTACAATTTAATGAACTTGATCCTCTCTATGAAGATGATTATGAAGAGTTAGGTTTCACAAATTCCACTAACACCGCAAACGAAATAGGTTACTAAAATGCCAGCTTACTTTAGACAAGTTCCAAATTTTGAATATGTTAATAGACTGGCTGATTCTAAAAGCAGTTCAGAGTATATTGAAGTAAAAAATATTTTTAAAAGAGGAAAATTAAAAAAAGACGTTTTTGATAATTTGATGTACTTCACAAAATATCAAATTGTGGGGGATGACCGTCCTGATAACGTAGCATTCCAAGTATATGAAGATGAAACCTTAGATTGGTTAGTTTTACTTTCCAATAATATTGTAAATATACAAACTGAATGGCCTTTAGAACAACAATCTTTTCTAAATTATCTTTTAAACAAATATGGAAGTCAAGCAAACTTTCTCCAACCTCATCATTATGAGACCAAGCTGACTAAAAATACTAAAGGAACTGTAATTGTTAAAAAAGGATTAGAAGTTCCTCAAGATTACTCTTTTGAATATTATGACGGTGTTCTTGGAAAGTATGTTACAACATCTAATATAACATCTGTGGTATCTAACTATGATTATGAAATAAAAATTGAAAATGCAAAAAGAAACATATATGTACTTAAACCTGAATATTTGAATGTTGTGCTCAATGATATGAGTGAAATTATGCCATATAAAAAAGGTTCCACCCAATATGTGAGTGAAACCCTAGTAAAAGGAGAAAATATTAGACTATATTCCTAATTATTCCTCTGCAAGTTTTTGGAAATAAGAAAGAGCATCATCCTCATCTGAACTAGCAGATGCAACTGCAG